GTAGTCGACGTTGATGTCGGTGTGGCGCTCAAGGAAGGCGAAGCTGCGCTCGGTCGAGCCGACAATCAGCTCATTGGACGCCCAAGCGCCCTGCAAGGCTGCTTCGATCAGGTCGGAGAAGCTGCCGAAGCTCACCTCTGCAGCGATCTCGCCGGCCACACTGTAGGTACCCCCACGGCTCGGCGGGCGCTGGCGAGACGGATTCATCTCGGCGGATTCGATCTGGTTGACGTTCGGGGTCAGGCCCTGGGTGACAAAGCGCACCGGCTTGAACTCCGGGTTGGCGGGAATGCCGCCGTCCTGGCTGATGGTTACGGTCTCGCCAGCGGCCTCATTGACCAGCGTGACGGCGCCGCCATTCACGTCGGTGACCGTCATGGCGCCATCGGCCACGGTTGCAATCTTGAACTTGCCGTTGTTGGCTGCGGTGGCGAAACCCGACACCTCGATGATGTGGCCCACGGCGAACTGGCCATCATCGATAAAGCCATCGCCAGAATCGGAAAAGGTCGAGCCGGACGCGGTGGCGCTGATGGTAGCGGCCGTCATGGTCGAGAACTCGAGTGTGTAGTACAGCTTCGTGGCGGAGCCGTTAGCAAAGCAGCCCATGGTTATACCTCCGGTCTGATGGTTGTTGCGCTGTAGTAGATCGATACGCTGATGCGTTGCCAGCCGTCGACCGGCCGGAGATTGCCGCGCGTTACTCGGTCGACATGGACGCACTGGCCGTCATAGACGAGCCGGCGCCCAGCGACGAAGTAGTTGCGCAGCTTTTGAACGGCGGCCAGGATGTTCCCGGTGCCGTCATTCATGGGGTAGTTCAGATCGACCTGAAACACCCCGACTGTTTCATCCACGCCACCAGCGCCAAGGCTGGCCACGTCAGTGGATGCGGGCAGGTTGTGCCACTTCGCCCACGGCAGGGTCACTGCTGGCGGAGTGAAGTCCTTGCCTTCGTTGCCTGTTGGCAGGCCAAGCGCTGCCGCCGCCAGGCCCTGCACCAGGGCGGCGTTGATACTGATTTCGGACATTGGTCAGACCCTGAGCTTGGCGATTGCCGCTTTGACGATGCGCTGCACCCTGGCCACATTTTTTCTTACCATTCCGGTGGGCGCTTGAGTGCTGCTGCCCTCTTCAAGGAAGAGGATGTAAGGGAGCGTGTTTGACAGGTAGGTGACCTGGCCTGCTCCGGGCGGCGTATTTTCTTCGACCTCAGCCATTGCTTCGCCGCCGGTTCTGCCAACCTTGATCTTGTCCTCGCGCTCAGGAGATTCATTCGGCGTTCCAACAGACGTGGTCCACGCCCCTCTGGCTCGACCGGTATCAACGGGAGTCGATTTGATTACATCGCCGAAAAGCTGCAGCGTCGCGGCCCGGGTGATTTTGTTGTGCGCTTCGGTCGCGTCCTTTGCGAAGTTGCGGATATCGCCTGAGAAGCTCATCACTTGCGCCCGTGAATTTCATAGGCCAGCGGAGTGCCGGCCGGATTGGAGATCTTGATGCTCTGCACCCGCCAGTCAGCGCCATCGGCATGGATGAGGCTGGTCATCAGGGGCGCACTGTCCAGCCCCTTGGCGGCGATGAGGATCTTCTTGTCCCCCACCTTCACCTCGGTGCCCGCTGCGTATTTCGCCCCGGCCTCTTGAGAGGTGTAATCCAGCAGGATCATCTGGGCGTCCTGAGTCGACGTGCTGCCGCCCGTCTCGTCACCGGTAACCGGGTCGTAACTTCCCGGCACTTCGTCCTTGATCTGGCCGGCTTGGCCGAACTCAGAGATCAGTTCGAGCGCGACCGTGGCCATTTCGTCGTAGAAGCCGGCCATCATCCACGTACCATCGGGATCTGCCAAGACGACTCAAGCAGCCCGGCCACGTTGGCAAGCGACTGCCGACCAGCCACAGGCGTCGATACTGACAACTTCGCTGCGCCATACTGCCGCTCTACCGCCCCTTCGACGCGATCCTTGATAACGGCGCCCTTGCGCAGCTCGGGCGGGTCGATGTCGTCTGCATGGATTTCTCCCGCCATCGCCATCTGGCACTGCTTGACCTGGCGCGGGATAGCGTCCGATGGCAGCTCATACCCGTTCGAGAGCACCCCATAGCGCGGCCAGGCACCGGTCTGGTCGCGGTTAACCGCCCAGCCCTTCCAAGGCAGGGTGTTCATCTGCAGATAGGCGCGGCGCAGCAGGGCTTCCTGCTCTGCCTCGGTACCGGGAATGGTCAGGCCGTAGTTGGCGGCATAGGTCGCCAGCTCGGCAGCGGTGGCGTAGCTGTCGGCACCGGCCACGATTGAGCCATTCTCGATGATCAGCATGGGTTATGCCTCGTCCAGCAGCTTGGCCAGATCGGCTTTCTTGGCGCTCGCAGGCGCTTCGATGCCTTTTTCAGTGAGAGCGGCCGTCAGCTGCTCGACAGTGAGGCCTTTGGATGGCTTGTCGCTGTCGTCAGCCTCGTCCAGCAGCTTGTGAACCTTCGGGTCGTAGTCGGACTCGTTGATGACGACGTGGTCACCCTGATCCTTGCCCCACGGTTTTACCTTGATGGTTTTCATGCGTTGCTCCAGAAAGAGGCCGAGGCCCGGAGGCCCCGGCAAACGGGATTAGCCCAGCAGCAGGCCGATGTGTTCTTTCTTCACCGCAGCACAGCCCCAGGCTGCAGCAATCTCAAACTGCATCTGGCGGTACTGGGCGTACATCGACACCTCGAAGCTGAGGCCGGTCAGCGGGTCGGTCACGATCATGCGATCCACCGCGCTGTCGCCGCCTTCCGGCAGGGCCGGTGCGCGAGTCGCCAGAGCGATCGCCGAGCGAGCGAAGAACATGTTGCGCGCGCTGGCAGAGATCACAGTGATGTTGGTGGCCGATGCCGGGATGGCCTGACGCAGACCCGGTGCTTGCAGGGTGATGGTGCCGCCGTCGGATACATCGGTGTCACCGCTGGCTACGACGTACTTGTTGCTGTCGCCAGCAAAAGTAATCACGTCGCCAGCCAGAACGGTGCCGGTACCCGCGGATGCCAGGGTAATGACGGTGGCGCCCTCGGCATAACCTGCAGCGTTGGTGGTGGCGGACGCACCAGTACCCGGGGTGAAGGTCTTGATCTGCGCGGACTGACGCAGAGCCAGGCCTTGCAGGCGGTCGGTGATGCCATTGCGCAGCATGTCCTCGCGGCCCGACTCGTTCACCTTGAACAGGACAGACTGCTTGCCGCGCAGGTTAGCCATTGCCGCGGTACCCAGCACCAGCTGGAAGTCCAGGCCTTGCGCGCCGTTTTCCTCCAGAATGCGCAGAGCACCAGCGGAATCGCTCAGGTCGGCAGCGGTGCCGAACGGGGCAGTACCGGCGGTGCCGTAGGCGCGGGAGGCGTTGACGTGCAGAGCAGCCAGGTCAGCCTCAATCTCGTTCACCAGAGTACGCATGCCTTGCTGGATCTGGTTGGACAGAATGACGTTGTAGCTTGCGCCATTGTTGTCCAGGCCGCGCTTCTCTTCGCCGTTCCAGCGGATCGGGACACGGCGAGCCTTGGTGATGGTCATCGGCACGTTGCCGATGGTCTGATCACCGTCGTTCGGCGGAGTAACGGCCGGGGTGATGTCGGTAGCAGTGGCAGAACCAACAACCGGAGACATCACGGTTTGGCCTACAGCAGCGCGATCGTAGGTCATGTCAGAGGAAACGGCAGGAATCATGCCGACCAGTTCGCGGGACACCACGTCCAGCGCGTTGTACAGAGTGGGCACCAGCCCGGTCAGAGTGTTGGCCATTTGAAGGCTCCTTGATTTCAGATCGATGATTGAGTTTTCAGACTTCCGGGCCATCCGACCCAAGCACCGACCCCCATCCGGGCATCGGCATGATTGCGGCGTCAGTCGTTGACTACGCCGCCTTCGCGCGCAAACGCTGCCTGATCAGGCGGAGAAAGCGCGTCAAAGCTGGTGCGGCTCATGGACTTCTTGCCGCCGTTGTTTCCGCCACCACCGTTCGGAGCGCCGCCGCCATTGGCGCCAGAGCCCTTCAGGATGTGGTCTTTGTAGGGATAGGCTTCGACCAGCAGTTCGATAGCCTCTTCTGCGTTGGCCAGCTCGCCATGCCGGGTGCGGGAGTAGAGCTTGTTGCCTTGGGCGTCATAACCAACGACCTTGCCGTCTTCGACCTTGAGGCTGTTGGCGAACAGAGCGCGGGCGATCTCAACGCCAGCAGGGCCCTCGGCCGCAAACTTCTCAGCGATGAACTTGGAGGAAGCGAACGCGCCACCGATCAGATGGTTGTTCAGCTGCCCCTTAAGGGTCTCGTTTTCCTTGACCACCGGGCCGTACTTTTCCTCAACGCTTTTCACCGCCTCGGAGACAGCCTTGTCGCGGTCACCTGCGGCTATCAGGTTCTTCTCGTCGAGGTTCTTGACGGTCGTCAGCGCCTTCAGCGCCGCTGCCGGGTCTTCGATCCCCTCGAAGCCCTTCAGCTTGCCCTCAGCCGCCTCGGCACGCTCGCGATGCCCCTTGGCTTCACCGTTAAGGCGGCCAATGGTTGCGACGGTGCTGTCAGCGTCGAAAGGCGCTTCCTTACCCTGAGCATCAGTAAATACCGGCAGTTTCTGGCCGTTGACCTCTTGCAGGACGATGTGGCCATCAGCATCAAATTTGAAAGGCATGGTGTATTTCCTCGGGCATCCGCCCATCTGCTAGGCCATCCGGCCCGGTTCGCCCTGTTTCATCCGAAACGCGGGCATAAAAAAGCCTCGCATGAGCGAGGCTGAAATTTGGGTACAAAAAACCCGGCGCTTGGCCGGGTTGCTTTCAGTTCTACCTGTTCACTTAAATCGCTTTTGGCGCTCGGCCATCATTTGATCTGCCAGCTGTGCCGCGCGACTGGCTATCGCCAGCGATGTATTCTGCAAGCCGTCTAGCGGGCTTCCTTTGCCTTCAGATGCTTTTGCACTGACAGCTATCACAGCAGCGGCGTAATACTGGTCCCAAGCAGATTGATTTTCGTTGCCTTGAATCATGGTCTTTCCTTGATTATGTGATGGCGCTTAATCATGCCCCACCAATCATCCCATCACCACCCTTTCGCCGCCCATAAGGCATAGTACGCACAGCTTCTGCTTGGTCACCGACTTGCCAATACCGATCTTGGCCTCGATGTACTCACGACCGCCGCAGCGGCCGCACTGGGGCATGGCTTTTGGCCTTGGCATAGCGCGAACGCGCTTGCGCACCTGCTCTGCTGGTGTCTCTGGTGCTGGCGTTCCGTCGATGACGGTGAATCGGCGCTTGTCGGTCATGCGCTGATGTTACGCCGCAATACCCGCCTTCTCAAAGGCCCGCGCGTCGCGTTCTCGCAGCTGATCCAGGTCCAGATAACGGCCCTTGTCGTTGTAAAAGCGATCAAGGGTCAACCCGCCTTCCCTGAACAGCTTGCCGCGTGTCGGGCCAAGCACCTCGTCCTGGCGCTCTGCGCTCTGGGTTTTTAGCCAGTCGCCATAGCTCATGGACTCAGGCACCTGGCCATCCATGCTGGCCCGGTCAGCCTCGCCGATTTCCTCGGGCGTCAGGCCCAGCTCTTCCCAAAGCGTGATGATCGGCGTCGACGTAGACCGGCACTGCCAGTGGATGCGACCCGGGCCTGCCAGCCATGGCACTGAGTGCCCGACCGGCTTGTGATCCTTGCTGTACCGCAACCCATCACGCAACCGGCAATCGGGCGATGTCCTCGAATCCAGAGTACTCAGCCATTTGACCGAAGCGACCAGGTCATCGTTGGCTGCATAGAACTGATCCCGCGCGCCCTGCGACACATGGCCGATGGCAGTGCGCACCATCGACTCGATGTCCTGCCGTGACCGGTTCAGCAGGCCGTCAGCGTAGCCCTCTGACCTGATGCCCATAATGCTGCGGACAATCTGGTCATTGGTCAGGCCGCTGGTCATGCCGATGCGGATCGCATCACGAATGCGGGCAGCCCGGGCGGCCTCGATGTCGCTCAGCCACTCCGACAGCAGCTTGCCTTGAAACGGGCGGCTAAATGCAATCTGGCGAACCTGCGCCAGCGTGACGCCGGCCAGCGGCGCGACCGCCAAGGCCGGGGCCGGAATAACCGTAGTGAACAGCCGGTCCTGATAGTCCAGCTCGTATTGCCCCAGCGCCACCATATCGGTGATTACCTGTTCGGCAACTGAAGCCATCGTTTGCGCGTTCAGCTCTCGCACCGAGGCAAGCATGCGCTCCAGGTACTGCACGGTGAAGCTCTGGCCGTCCATGCGGGCCACGGCATCAGCAAGACGAGCCGCCAAATCAGCATCGGCGCGATTCAACAGCGCCATGATCTTGCGGACCTCGGCGTTACTGTACTGCTGCAGGTCTAACTGATGGCTGATTGACGCCGATTGCATCTGCTCGTTGACGGTCGCCATTACATGCTACCCAGCGCCGGCCCCTGCTGCTCGATGCGCTCCCGCTCGTCTTCCCACCTGAGGTCATCGGAAACGACGCGGCGGCGCAGCATCTCGTTGAAAAGCGTTTCGTCAGACAGGGCGCCCGAATTGCGCATATTCAGCAATGCCGGCAGCGTCACCTCGGGGATGTAATCCGCATCAAAGTTGCCATTGACCTTGATGTTCCCGCCGTCCGGCAGGCTCAGCCACATGGCGAACAGCTGTAGGATCTGGTCTCCGCAATCCTCCAGACGGCCCGCCATCGTCTCCAGCGGGCTGTTGTCTTGCGCCGCTTCTTCGTCTGCCTGAGTCGCGGTCTTGGTGCCAGAGTCTTCACGCTGCAGCAACTTGCCGCCGGCCATTCGCATCTGGGCTTCCAGGTCCTGCAGCGACACGCGGCCCGCCTCAATGGCCTTGCCGGTGTGCTCAACGTACTTCAGGTCGCCATCCGGGCCCATACGGGTGGCGGAGGACGTGCCAATGGTCATTTCCCACGGCACCATCTTGCCTGTGGCATCCACGGTATCGCCCGGGTTGATCGCCACCAGCAGCGGTACGCGCGCAACGTGCAGGATGTTGTCCTGATCACTCTGGCTCTGCCAGTGCTTGACGTTGAGGTGCGCCAGCTCCATCAGCGGCGGCTTGGCAGTCATAAAACCCGTGCGCTTGGTGTACAGCACCGCCAGCGGGATCAGGGGCAGCGTGGTGACGCCCTCTTCAAAGACGAACCACTCCGTCTTTCCGTTAACCTCACGCTTGCGCCAGACCGTCCACTTGCCGATCTCCAGCACGCGAACCTGCTGAATGGTCTTGCTGACGAACTCATTCTCCGGGTCATCCTCTTCGACCGACTCCATGTACCGGAACTGTGTCAGCACCTGCCCGCCCGCCTGACCGACGGACTTCCAGCCGAGCACCTGCTCTGGCTTGATGATCACCGAATAGGGGCGAACGCCTGCAGCAATCTCATCTGCCCGGGTGCGAATGCCGGCAGCGCGCGGGTAATCGACCAGCGCAAAGCAGATCCCGCGTGACAGCCCGATACTGAATAGCTCTTGCAGCCAGACCTGCAGGTTGTTGCCCTGCTGGTCAATGTCCTCGGCCAGCTCGACGATACGGGCCGGCACATTCTCGCTAACAGTGACTGGCTTTGCGAACACTCGACCGGTCATGCTGGCCACAGTCTCGGAGTAAGCAGGCAGCAGGGTCGAGGCGCTCAGTCGCGCCTTGTACGCCTCAGCATCTTCCTTCGGCCACTTCGGCAGCAGGGCCGTGCCAGCTGCGCGCATGCCTTTGGTGCCATTCATGAGCGGATCGACAACCGCCCAGTCTTCGCGCATCGCGTCGACAGCTGGCGTTGTCTTGCTTGGATCGTTGCTCATGGTTACATCCTGAGTGGGGTGGACTGTGTAACAGGCCTGATGATCGGGAACTGGTTGTGGATGAAGTACCCGCCAGCGTCGTTGGCATGGTCAGCGCCCTGCGACTTATCGGGCTCGCCGCTGTCGTTCCATATTTGCTGTTCAAGGCAGTCAGCGTAGATCGGGCACTTGTCCGCGTTGACGCGGTACCGGCGCTCACCCTTGGCGTTACAGAACATCGCGTTCATCGCGTTTACCCGGTCCTTA